TCCGTCCACATCAAGTAAACAATCTGCCGTACCAGCAAACCCTAATGGATGATAAATACTAAATTCTATACTATGAATGGAAGTTATTGATCCTCCATCAATCCAGTTTGCCAAACCTCTGGCGTGCGGTTCTGCCAACCAATGTACTTTAGGGGCCGTTCCCTTCGCTTTTTTGATTGCCCACTCCGTAATGCTTTTCGGAGATCGCGCCAATCCGTCTTCGTAAGTTGTCCAAGAATTTCGTTCATTGCAAGTGTTCCTGATAAGTTTTGATGCTGTTTTTAAAATGTATTCACAATGTGAATGGGCTTTTGTTCCTCTGTTTGCTGCTTGCTTTCTTATGCTTTCATTTCCAGGCTTTACTAACCATTTTGCTAAAAATTCTTTATCTCTTTTACTCTTGGTTTCACTTAAAATATGCGTTACTGAATGGTATTCTGTACCGTCCTTGTCTCTATAAACTCTGAAGTCTCCTCCATCTATTCGTTCCAAAGATTTATGTCTTAGAACTGCAAGAGCGTCCTGTTTATCCACTCCATCTATTGTTAGTTGCATTTTTTAATATACTTCCCCATTATGATTCTATACTAAAATGACTCATTTGCAACCTCTTCATCGGTAATGTCATTCCATTCTCCATGTTTAAATTCAAAAATAAGTTCATGATCTGGTTCATAAAAAATTTGACCTTCGTATGGGTCAGCTGGAAGTCTTACTCTTATCATAATTACACATTTAATTTGAATTGATAATCTGTTTTTAAAGCATAATCCTCTATATATTTCTCAGGAGCACTTAATATTCCTATCGCAACAAATGTATTTCTTCTGAATGGTGTATTTCCTATAATAATATATGGATTTTTATAATTATTTATTATTTCATTAATATTTTTACCTCTATTTTGTCTTTCGGCCTCAATAATATCTCTCGCAACTAATGTTTTATCAAAAGATTTTTCCTCACTTTTAATCTCTTCCTTCTCGTATTTCTTTCCAGTTATCTTGTAATTATAATCACTATAATATATTCCTTCTTCTTTCATTCTCTGTATAGTCTCGATTTCTTTTTCTGAATGTAAATTATTAGTATATATTTTTAGAGTAGATCTTTTAGGAATTAGTATTCCTATACTTTTTCTATCTTCATTTAACTTTTGTTCGCAATCATATTTTGCATATTTCTTTAAAATGTCTTTATGAAGATCATTTTTATCTTTATTATTTAATTTATATTTACTTACTTTATATTCATTACGATAAACTCCCCAAGTTTCTTCTCTTGTATCTTTATTAAGAACATTTTTTTTATCACCGCAAAAACTAATTATGTCCCATCTTTTTATGGTTTTACGTTCCAATGAAAAAGGACATGTGATTCTGATAAATCTTTCTGTTATGCAGTCCCAAAGAATATTACATACATGAGAATCGACTTTTTTACCTTTTATTGGTCTTGCTTGTGCAATGACAATACAATTACTAAATAATTTCATCTGTTCCTTCTGCTAAATCTATTAAATAATTGCCATGACATCTCTCTGGATAACACCAACAACCTAAAACTTTGCCTTTGATGTCCATTAACTGTTGATGTAAACTAAGTTTTTTCTTGAAATAGTACATATATGACTCACATACTGTATTTCTATCTCCATCTTTCCCTAACTCATAAGGATTTCCCCATGCAGAATTACGATCTATTCTTTGAAAATGACCATTTTCTTTTGCCCAACTTATGAGAGCTTCATCTCCTCCGTTTCTCATATTTGCTACAACTGTTCCTCCATTTTCTATTGCTGATTTACGTTCCAATTCATCTTGCTTCCACTCTTTCTCTTTAGTTAATTCTTTTGCTCTTTGACTAATTTCATTTGTTAATATTCCATCATTTTCTTCATCAGCTATTTCTGTTGCCTTCACAAAAGTTTCCTTTAATAACTCAGGATTATCATTTAAAGACCGAAATGGTCTTAAAGACTTCTCACTAAATTTAGTGACCTCGGTCACTAGGTCTAAACTTTTTAATTGTTCTTCTGTTTTTATAGAAGCAAGAACTGTTGTTAAATAATTACTTGTAACTTTTTTAAATTCCTTCTCGCAACATTCTTCAAAAGACTCATAATCTAAAACTTTCCAACCTTCTCTATTTTTTAAAACAAGAAGTTTTTGACGTATAGAATTTACATCATTTTTTATTTCATGAATAAGACTTAATGCTTCATCTTTATTCATTAACTCATTATTTTGAGGTGAGATAACTGTCATTTTTACTCCAATGTTTAATTAAAATCTTTAATTCTTTTATTCTTTTTTTTGCTGCATCAATACGTTCTTGTTTTTTCATAGAAAAGGTTTGGGGCTTACAGGTTTTCCTTGCTTACTAGAAAAGGCTATGACCTCTACGATATGAGGCTGTGGTTCTTCTCCGTCCTCGATGGGAACTCATATCAGCTTTCAAGTATGTTTGCAAATGTTCCAACCACGCAACACCCGTCATCTTGAAAGGAGCAGCAAGGTTAAGTGTATGTACGATCCACTAACCTTGCCCAAACATTACTAATCTGTCATCTCTTCCAATGGATTGCCACCTACAAGTAAATTCTCTAAATAGAATCCCTCTTTTATCCTTGCGTCATAAGCTTCTTTGATTTCTTTCTTATGAACTGGACTTTGTGGTTTTGGAATAATTGAATAACTTGTAAATTCAGATGAACCTCTTTGTTCTTTTTTCTGAGTTAACTTCCAATTCCAATCAGCTAGATTTTCATAACCTTCTTCTGCTGCATATTCCAATATCTGTTTTCTAATAGATACCTTATCTACAGCAAAGATCATTACTTTCTTTTCTTCAAAAGAATATATAGGCCAAGTTAAAACTTTATCTATATTTTTGTATGGTCTTTCTTTCCCAACATTTTTTGGATCTTTTGCGTCCCAAAAGTTATTTCTCTGCCTTTCCCAATCACCACCTAAAACCATAAGGATAGTATCTTCGTTAGGCATTTCAGTAAATTGAAAAGTTCTTGCAGACATATAATCATCTGCTGCTGTCCCAGGAGGTACTGCCCATACGCTGAAATAACGTAGTGGTTCTTCAACGCATAAGGCAAAAGTTGTAGAGGCTTCTTCCTGTACAGTTGCACCTAATTTATTAGGTTTCAAAAATAAACTACTTAAAGAATTAGTATCCTGAGAAGCTGAGTCTTTAACTATGTCTGTGTCTAAAAGTTGCATGATTTGTGCTTGAATGTGCTTTTTGTGTCTTACGTCACTAAAGACGTACCATCAACATAAAGGGGGTTTCCTTTTACGTCAATGAATGTACAATGTGAAAACTTCTCTATTGAATCAACTATCCTAAAGAGAAGTAATCACAGTCTACCTTGCTAGTATAACACATGAGTTTGTTAACGTTTGTAAAGTCTTTACCTTCTGACTTTGTTTGTGCTCCTATCTATAAAAAAGGATCAAAATTAATATCGGGTACTCCTTCAAAAGGAAAAACTCCTTTAGAAGATTCACACCATAGAAAGTACACTCCAGCTGATGCAGTTTTAGCTATGCGTCAGAATTATGATCTTCAAGCAATAGGTTTGTGGACAGGTATTCGTGGTAATGGTTATGTCATCTTGGATATTGATGCGGAACTAAAAATATATGAAAAATTATGGGGTGATGATTTAGCTACCGCTCCAAAGATTACATCTACCAAAAAAAATGCAGCTAAGTTTGTTTTTAAAATTCCTAGCGATAGATGGACAGGTTTAAGAGGTTTTGGTCTTGGTGATAGAAATTATGAAATCCTATGGGGTAGGCAAGGAGTATTAAAGGGACTGTATCCTGGGCATGAGCGTACAAACACTCCCGAAGGTGAATATACATTAGTTGGTGATTTACATAACGTTCCTGACGCTCCTGAGTGGCTTATAGCTGAAATGAAAGAAAAGGAAGACACCAATATTATTAAAAAGGATATTGACTTCACAGATCGTACTCAAGATGAAATTGCACAGATCATTTCAGATTGTGTTTCAGTAATACCTCAAAAAGGTACAGGCAGTAGAGATCATTGGGTTCGTGTAGGAATGGCGATCCATTCTGTATTACCTAATGATATGGGTTTACATTTATGGGCTTCTTGGTCTTCTGAAGATCCCGATTATGCAAAAGAATGGGAGCAAGGTAATCCATGTAAAGAAGTTTTTTATTCTTTTAAATCTAAATCTAGTGGTATTGGTCTTGGTACTTTAATTTGGCTTGCAGATAGAGAAGATCCCGAAAGAAAAAGATTTACTGAAACTGTAAAAAAGATTGTTGAAGAAGCGGAAGCCCGCTTCGTTCAAGAAACCAGATTATCCGTTCCAAAGTTTGAAGATCTAATTAAAGAAGCTAAAGATTTATTGGACATAGATAATCCAGCTGAGATGAATTACAAGCTAAATGCTTTGTCATTACGAGCTGGTTATCGAGATCAACAAGGTATTGAGAAGTTATTAATAGATCAGATGAAATATGAAAACTCTTCTGAGATAATGACTATAGAATCCTTGATGAATTTGGAAGTTGAAAGAGCATTTACCGTTCCAGATATATTACCTTCACCTTTTACTGTTTTGCTCTTCGGTTCTGGAGGAGATGGTAAATCAATGTCCGCTTGGTCGCTTGCGAAACACGTTGCAACTGGTAGTCCCTTTCTAGTTCGAGGCAAATATATGCCAGTACAGAAGGGTCCAGTTCTTCTTTTAAATGGTGATCAGTCAATGGTTCAGCTTAAAGAACAGTTGGAGGATATTGAATATCCAATGGATACCGATACTTACATTCTTGGTGATTGGTCGCTCCAAAACTATGCAAAGTTTATAAAGTTGATGGATGCTATTAAACCTAAATTAGTTATCATCGACTCTTTAATTGGTTGTAGTGGTGGTAAAGGTTTTGATGAAAACAAATCTGATTTTGCTACTCCTCTTTATTGGCTTACACAGAACAATGGAACGTTATGGGAACCAACTTCAATTCTTGTAATTCATCACGCTAATAAAAATGGTGGCTTTAGAGGTACTTCTGCTATTAGAGATGGTGTAGATGAAACATGGGCACTTAAAAAACCCGATGATAACTTGGTTGGCAGAGTTGGTAGTAACGCTCGAATTATAGAAGTCGAAAAATCTCGTATCGGTAGGTCTGGGCTTTCCTTAATTATGAAGATGGAAGATGACCTTACTTATAGTATATCTGATTTCACTCCAGAAATTGCATCCAACGATAATACTCCCGCTAATATTACCGATAAGATTTTACAAAGAATAAGATCAGTACACCCTGAAACTCGTTCCAAATATGAGCTTTTATATGATCCTTTGATTGGAGGTAAAACTGGAACTATAAGAAAATCGCTCCAAAGATTAGAGAAGAGAGGTCTTATAGAATTTGTAGAAGAAGATAAAGAAGGAAAGAAATATAGAGCTATCCTCGCACGGGGGGACTCCATGAATAGTGTCCCACCTACATTAAATGATAATGATAGTAAGGATAATGGTACGGGACAGGGGGGTGAGACACCAAATAACTGTCCCACTAGCGTTGATGATGGGACACTTGCTAAATAAATAGCTTGTCCCACCCTACTTGTCCCATCGTAAATCTAGGTTATAACTAAGATTAAAGCGTTTGGGACATTTCGGACGCTATCCCCCCGCACGAGGCTAATGGAAAAGACACCTAGAGAGATAATTATTGATAGATTAATGGACGAAGTTAATTTATCTATGACAAGAGATATAGTTACTGTTACTCAACACCTAAAAAAATATAGAGAAATAAGATCTGGTAAGCAAATACAACGTAAGGCAAAACGAAATGAACACAATAATAGGTGGAGAAAATCTGACACTCCTATAACATGGTAGTATAATAAAAGAAACGCTAGTTTATGTCATCAGCAAAGACTACTAAAGAATACAATCGCATCTTCAGAAAAGTTTTATTTCAAGTATTAATAGACCCAACAAGAGGTAAATTATTTAAAGATATTTGTGAAAGAAAAGGAGAAAAAGCTAGTGCCGTTTTAAGAAGACTTGCGTACCAATATGCTGAAACTTATGCAGATGCAGATGATTATAACGTTGCTAAATCTGAAGATGTAAAACTAATGAATAAAGCACAACAAAGTCGTATTGATAATGGATTTAATTGGACTAAAGAGTGAAAACTATAAAGATGTTAGATACCTTTGCAGGTATCGGAGGTTTTTCGTACGCTGCACATAAACTGGTAGGAGGATTTGAAACTAAACAATTTATAGAAATAGATCCTTTCTGTCAAAAAATTCTAAACAAACACTTTCCCAACGTACCAATTCACGATGACATCAGAACCTTCTCAGCTATCTCTGGACAATATGATGTCATATGCGGAGGCTTCCCTTGCCAATCCATATCCGTGGCAGGAAATAGAACAGGAATTACCGAGGAATCCAGATCAGGTATTTTTTACGAACTCATGCGAGTCATACGCATGGTTCGACCAAGATTCGTTGTCTTGGAAAACGTGGCAGCGATCCTTAATAACGGGTTGGACATCGTTCTCGGAGAGCTTTCCCAAGCAGGGTACGATGCAGAATGGTCAGTTATATCTGCAAGTACATTGGGAGCCTGTCATCGAAGAAGTCGATGGTGGTGCGTTGCCTACTCCAACAGCGAGGGATTACAAAGGAAGGACTTCCGTAAAATGGAACGAGAAATATGGTCCCAAAGTCATACCAGACGTCTTAACCCAAACTGGAGACAGTATGTCAGTAAGCCCATACTTCCTAGAGGAAGTGATGGGTTATCCTATCGGGTGGACAGAACTAAATCATTAGGAAATTCTGTCGTGCCAGCTTGTGCTGCGATACCATTAAAACGTGTTTATGATTTATACCATCAATGAAAAAAAAACCACATTCATCTGAAAAACTTAGAATATTAAAAGAGAACAGGATACTATCTTTAGAAAAAAAACTTTTAGATGATGATTTAAAAGGATATGACCATTATGTTTTTATAAATGAGAAAAGAAAAGCACAAGTTATTACTAATGGTAAATGGGTTACAGAAAATATAAGAACAGCAGTTTTAAAACATAATTTTGAAATACAAAAAGTAAGCAAAATGCTTATAAAAGATTTTTCAAATGAAGAGATTAAGGTTTTTGAGGAGGAGACTGCTTAAGTATTTTTCTTATATGTCTTCTCATCATTCTTTGTTGTAAGCCAAAAATAAATTTATTAAAACCTTTCGCTTTTGTAATTTTTTGCTCGAAGTTTATTTTAGTTTCATATTCAACTAATCGTCCCAATGCGGCAGCTAATACTGCATCAACTTTTGCTTGGTTTCGCATTAAATTACAGCAAAATCTTTTTACTTTTTCAATATCATTAGATTTCATTACTTCTCTACATCGTAATTCTGTAGAGAGTTCTAATTCTGCCGTAGGAGTCTCATAAATTACTTCAAAGAAATCATCTGTCATTGCGGTAAAGAAGATACAGGTCTACCTGGGAATAGTTGTTTTTCTAAAAAATCAACAGCTTGATCATCAAGACTATTTGAAGTTTGCTTACAAATTGTGCGTAATAAATCTACTACTAATTGTTTACAAGCTGATGTCGAAAGAAACTTCAACAATAATGGTTTTAGAATTTTTAACATACTTAAATTATGTCTTACTTTCCAAACATATCAATATCTGCTAAATTTGCCATAAGTGCTACTTTATTATGACAGAAGAAGTTAAGAAAAATCCTCTGAAAAAGCTTAAAGAAACTATTGAGGACAAAGAGGAACAACTAGCCTTTATCTCAGTCATAGTAAGGCTTGTTGTAGTTGGGTGGTCTGGTTTTATTGTCAGCTTGAATTACATTTCTATCCCAGGTTATACAAACGAACCAAAAGATATAACTTTTCCCGCAAGTTTACTGACAGGTGCATTAGCTAGTTTTGGTTTGGAAGGTGCAAAGAAACGTGGAGATGGTACTTTCAAACCTGATGAAAAACCATTAAACAAGAAAGAAGTTGAAGCGTTACTAGCATCACAGTCAGGTAATTACCAGACTATTAGAATTGAAACTCCGCTTCGTATTGAAAATGCGGAAATAGTAGATCCTAAATCTAAAAAATGAAAAAACTTCTTCCATTTCTATTTCTATTATCAGCACCAGCTTACGCTGATATAAAGCAGGAATTTGTTACTTCTGCTCAGATTACTGTTGATATGCCATATAGCGTCACCAATAAACTTGGAACGACTTATTCAATATCAGGTAACAACATAACTCCATCTGTAACTTCTGGAGGAT